TCGGTACCTCCCCAAGGTTCCGTCTATCGCACACAGCATGCAGCTCCTCAGCGGGAGCTCTGCCACGTATGCGAAGACGAGAGCCCAGGGGGGGCTGACGGCCGACATCGCCGAGCTCCTCGAGTTGGCTGACCCGATCGAGGCGGAGTGTCCGGATGAGATGCCAAAGCAATGGCATATAATCCTTTCGGAACTCCGGCTGGTCGGGGCAGCGCTCAAGGATGTTTGGCCGCCCGTGCCTCGTGCACGGGTGGCCACCGTCCTCGAACGGGGGCACAAGGTACGTATCGTGACCGCAACAGAGCGGCACGTGTTGGTACTTGCGCACCTTGCTCGGCGAAGGCTGATGATTGGGCTGCGGAAGTGGCCCATGACTCGGTCATCTCTTGAGTCAAACCCGAGGGAGATAGTGCGAGAACTAGAAGGGTGTGTGGGCGAGGTGGTTTCGTCCGATTTGCGTGCAGCCTCGGACCTCATCCCGTTGGACGTCGCGAAAGCGATGGTCGACGGTCTTGAGGCTTCGGGGCGCATGCTACCGGCCGAACTCCATGGGCTCCGTCTAGCGACGGGGCCCCAGGAGGCCACCTGGCCCAACGGGCAGACCGAGACGACCCGGCGCGGTATCCTGATGGGATCACCGACGACTTGGGCGCTCTTGAATCTCTACCACGGGTGGGCTTTTGCTGGAGCCGACCCGACCCTTCTAGGCACCAGGATGAGGGAGCCCTCGCCAAATGCGCGCATTTGCGGGGACGACCTCATCGCGGTGTGCCTGCCGTGGCAACGCGAGCGGTACGAGCAGAGATTGCTGCGTACCGGTGCGGAGTTTTCGGCAGGGAAGCACTTCGTTTCTCCGAACCGTGGAGTGTTCTTAGAAGTACTGTGGACATTGACTGGCAAGAAGGAGTTCCATGTGGATGGGCAGATACCCATCTACCGGACTCTTTCTCGGCGCGGTGGAAAGAGGGCGCGGGTGCGGTTCATGGTGAACCGGACCCGAGCATTGCGTGTGTCGTCAGCCCGGCCCCACCACTCGATCCCCCTTCGGGGACTAGTGGTGGGTGACCTTCCATTTGATCGGGGAGCGGATGTTTCCGCACCCGATTGGTGGCTTGCTGGGAATAGTGAAACGGCCTATGCCGAGCACTTTCCCCGCAGGACGATCCACGCTGTTGCCCGGACGCTTCGGCCTCACTTACCTAGTGAGTTCGAGCGGGCGGGTATCCCCCCTTTCCTACCGCGCGTTCTTGGTGGTGCGGGTCTCATCCCGCCCAACAAGAACTGGCGTGCCAGTCCAGGTCATCGTAAGGCGTTGGCAACCCTCTTGTATGGAAACGACCCTAAAAAGCTCGTTACCTTCGAGAGGGCTTGGGGAGACTCGAAGCCAGGTCCTTGGCGCCAAATGGTGCTCGAGGACGTGGACAAGTGTCTCTCTGCCTTCGAGCTTCGCACCGGGGAGGCCCTAGGCCCCCCGGACTGGGTCCCCCTCGGGGACCCGGAGGGTGTGCGGGACCGCGTGGCCATCACTATGACCCGCGGGTACGAGCTGATGCTCGGGCCAGATGAGTCTGGCCACAAGTACCCCGCGCTCCGCGACGTTGCAGATCGCATCGATCGTGTACGCAAAACCCTACTGTCCGGCTGGCAGAGTGCCGAGCCGGTTGCGAAGCCCTTACCTGAACTGATGTCTGCCTGGAGGGAACTGCGCTCAACACTTACAGTGTGGGTGCCTGAGTTCCTTCCAGACTACGATAACACTCCTGGTTCATACGTCAGATATAACGAATATCTGGCGGAAAAGCTTGATTCTCCTTTCCTTAAATCCTGGAAGCAATTTGCCATTGCTTCCGTTTCTCGTGAAGAGCCCTGGTGGATGGACTATGTCCTCCCACCAGGGTCATTCCCGGGAA